TATTTATATGGTGTATTTTAAAAGCAAATTCTAGCAAGTCTAGTAAAAATGTATATAATGCAGAATTAAAGACAGGTGAGTTTATTACTGGTAGATTTAGTGCATCAGAAGAATTATATATGAAACCATCTTCAGTTCATAACAGATTAAAAAAGCTGCAAAGAATGAACTATATAAAAAAAATTAGTACTAATAAATATACTATAATTTCAGTAATTAATTTTAGCAAGTATCAAATAGATAGCAATAATGCTCCTAAAACACCACTAGGAGAACGTTTAAAGAACTTTATTGAAGAAGTTAAGGTATATGCTAACAAATATGATGAAAGTGTCTTAGAGGGCTTTATTTCATATTGGACAGAAACAAACAAATCAAAAACTAAAATGAGGTTTGAATTACAGCAGACTTGGAATACTAATTTACGTATATTGAATTGGTTTAAAAGATCAAAGCCTATAAAAGAAAATAAAGTAAAGCAAAGTATAAATACTTGGCAAGAAGCTAGAAATATGATAAACAATGGATAAAACAAAACAAATATGGTATAGGTTTTCAAATGATAAAAAGCAGTTAAATTTAGATTGTGTTGATTTGTTAAGTAAATGCTATATGATGTTAGGACAAAGACCAGAAACGGAACAAGTTGTGATCATGGCTAAATTTTTAGTAGATGATTTGTCTAAATTATATGGTTCAATGGATCTTGATGAAGTTCAATTTGCTTTTGAAAAAGGTATAAGAAGCTCAGAACATGGAGGTTTTGTTAATGTACGAAATTGGAATATATGGTTAAAAGAACATAAACAGAAAGCTAATTTACAAAGACAACAAAATTTGATAACAGATTATCAAAAAAATGAGGAAACTCAAAAATTAATTAATAATAACTTTAAAAAATTAAATTATGAAATTGACACAAAAAGAAAAAATATTAAGACATCTAAGTAGTATAGGTTCTATAACACCATTAGATGCTATGAATGATTATGCTATAATGAGATTGACATCTAGAATATGTGAATTAAAAGATGAAGGACATAATATTAAATCTGAGCTTATATCTTCACAAAATAAATTTGGTGAAAAAGTTAGTTTTTCTAAATATACTTTAATTAAATAAATATGAAAATAATTTTTTTGATATTTTTAATATTAATAATAGCTTATTTAGGACTTACATTATATTTTGAATGGCGATTAGAAAAACAGGAAAAAGAATGGCTAAAAAGGCAAAAACACACGCAAAACTTAAAAAAGACTTAGACAAAGTTTTCAGTCAGTATATACGCTGGTATTATGCTGATCATAGTGGAATGGTAGAGTGTTATACTTGTGGTTGCATGAAGCACGTAAAAGAAATACAGGCAGGTCATTTCCAAAGCAGGAAACATACAGCAACGAGATGGCATGAAAACAATGTTAAGCCGCAGTGTCCAAAATGTAACCTATTTTCACAGGGCGAGCAGTATTTGTTTGGCGTAAAGCTTGAGGCAGAAATTGGTAGCGTAATGTTTGAAGAAATTTTAAAATTATCTAATACTACTCAAAAATATAGCAAATCTGATTTAATATATTTGATAGAATATTATAAGAAAAAACTATCAATGCTATTAGATTAATATTATAATGTTAATAAGTTTTTTAAAACCTACTTGTATAAGTGGGTTTTTTTATTACTATTGTTCATGCTTACTAATAAGATGTGTGTAGATCTAAAAAAAATAGCAGCAAATTTTATACCTGCAAAAGATTTAGATGATTTAACACAAGTAGTATTTGAGCAGCTACTAAAGATGGACAAAGCTAAGTTAAGCGGACTTATTAGCACTGGAGACATATACAAATATTTCAATAGAATGTGTAAGTTAAATTACTATTCAAAAAATAGCAAATATTATTATACATATAATAAAATTAATGAAAAAGTAAGTTTTTATGCTAATACTTCTTTGACTAGCGATCACAAATCACAAAACAATAACAATATATATATTAATAAAAATGAAGATTTGATAAATAGTATATTGAATGAGTTACATTGGTATGATAGAGAGCTATTTAAATTATATGTTTTAGGTGATAAAGAAAATAGCAACTACTCTTATACCAACCTAGCAAAAAAAACAGGAATAAGCCGTATATCAATATACTACACTATAAGAAGTGTAAAAAAATATGTAAAAAAAAGATTGAATAAATTAAAAAATGATATATAGAGAATTAGCAAGCTACATGGAATATGATATACCCTACATAGAAGTATACAATGAAAATGGCATGCTAGAATATATACTAGACTTACCTAGTATGGAGTTAGAAGATGTTGATATAGAATTTAATGAAGATGGAACGCCTTACGGCATAATTAAATTATATAGGGATAATGAATAAAGCAAACTTGATGTTAAAAAGCTATAACTACTTAAAAGCTGTAAGTAAAAGAGTTTTAGGAGGTTTTGAAAATGTTGATACTTCAACTTATTATGATAGAGTACATACTTGTAGTAGGTGTGATAATTTAGATCATAAACACAAAGAATGTATGCTATGCGGTTGTCCTATAGAAACAAAAGCAGCATGGAAAACTGAAAAATGCCCAATAGATAAATGGTAACAGAAGAACAAAAACAGAAAGCTATAGAATTATATAATTTATGTAAAAATGGTAAGGCACCTAATCACGAGGTTAAAGCTGAACTAGTAAACTTATATAACGAAATACATAAAACTAAATATAAAACAAATAGTAATTGTGGAGCTTGTCTACAGACTATATATACTGGAATAAAACATATAGCAAATAAATGAAGACGCCTGAATATTATAAAGGAAAACACTACAAAATAGAAGCACACGAAGTAATAGAAGACTTTGCAGGAGATAATTATAATATAGGTGTATGTTTAGCTTATCTTATGAGAGCAGGTAAGAAAAAAAATAATGATATAACACAAGATATACAAAAATGTATAGATCATCTTAATTTTGAATTGAAAAGACAAGAACATTTGCAAAAAAATGTAGATACAGAAATGATTGAAAAATTTAATAAATTATATCCTAATGGAACGAGTACATATTAAAACAATACAAAACAATCCTACTAATCCAAGGCTTGTAAACAAAGCTAAATTTGAAAAGCTTAAAAAGTCTATACAAGAATTTCCAGAAATGCTTGAGCTAAGACCAATAGTAGTAGATAATGAGGGTTATATATTAGGCGGTAACATGAGATATAAGGCATTAGTTGAATTAGGACATACAGAAGTTAATATAATAAAAGCTGATAATCTTACTGAAGAACAAAAGCAAGAATTTATAATAAAAGACAATATAGGTTTTGGTGATTGGGATTGGGATATTTTAGCTAATGAATGGAATACTGTTGAATTAGAAGATTGGGGTTTAGATGTGTGGCAAAATGAAGATGATGTAAAACAAAATTTGAATGATATTTCAGATAAAATAAATGACACATACAAAATAGAAATTGAATTAAATAGTGAAAGAGAATTAGAAACATTATATGAAAAATTAACTAAAGATGGATATAAATGCCGAATTTTAACATTTTAAGAGAAAGTAAACCAGATAAAACATTTAGAGTTGCTTCAGTTATAGGTAAATTTGATTTACAAACAGAACATATCAAAGAAGAATTTATAGGTAATATAGATATAGATGATTATTGGCAAGTAGGTATTATAGTAGGTGCAAGTGGTACAGGTAAAACAACTATAGCAAAAGAATTATTTCCTGATGCTTATATAACAGATTTTGAATATAAGAATAAATCTATTTTAGATGATATGCCTGAACATTGTTCTGTGGATGATATAACTAGAATGTTCAATAGTGTTGGATTTTCATCACCACCAAGTTGGTTAAAGCCATATTCAGTTTTATCTAATGGACAAAAAATGAGAGTAGATTTAGCACACTCTTTATTAAAAGATGATGAATTAATTGTATTTGATGAATTTACTAGTGTAGTTGATAGAAATGTGGCGCAAATAGGTAGTTATGCAGTACAAAAAGCTATAAGGAAAACTAAAAAAAAGTTTATAGCAGTTGCCTGTCATAATGATATAATAGATTGGCTTTTGCCTGATTGGGTGTTTAAAACAGATAGCATGACCTTTCAAAAGCTTGAAGGGCAAAAAAAAAATAGACCAAAAATTAATTTTGAAGTATACAAAGCAGGAGACAAAAAAATATGGGAAGTGTTTGCTAAACACCACTATTTAAGTCACTATCATAATAATGCTTCAACAGTATATGTTGCTTATATAAATGAACAATTAGCAGGGTTTATAAGTATAATACACCAACCTCATCCAAAAGTAAAAAATATAAAAAGAATACATAGGTTGGTTATATCACCTGACTTTCAAGGTATAGGATTAGGAGTTATACTAACAGAATTTATAGGAGATAAATATTTAGATGATGGATATAGATATAGTATAACAACATCAGCACCAAGTTTGATTAATTACTTTAAAAATAATAGTAAATGGATATGTAAAAAATTTGGTAGAAATAAAAGACACGCAACAGGAGATAGTTCAGCAAGAATAACGTCAGCTTGGGAGTATATAAATAGACAAAAGTAGACACTATAAAAAAGAAAAGATATGAACAGTACAGAAATAAAAAAAGAAGCTATATTAAAGTCTTTAGAAGCAAGCTTAGGAGTAGTAACAACAGCTTGTAAAAAAACAGAAATACCAAGAAGTACATTTTATAAATGGTTAAAAGAAGATTTAGAATTTGCCAATAAAGTGAAAGATATAGAAAACGTTAGTTTAGATTTTGCAGAAAGTAAGTTATTTGAACAGATGGCAGATAACAATACAAGTGCAACAATATTTTATTTAAAGACTAAAGGTAAAAAAAGAGGATATTGGGAAAAGCAACAAATGGATATGACAACTGATGATGAGCCAATTCAAATCAACATCAAACTAACTGATGAAGATTAATTTAGAATTTACTCCTAAACAAAGCACAGCAATTAGATATTTGTTTGATAATGAAACAAGTGAAGTATTATTTGGTGGTGGTGCAGGTGGTGGTAAGTCATATATTGGTTGTGCTTGGATAATTTATTCATGTATTAAATACAAAGGTATAAGATGTTTAATTGGTAGAAGTAAATTAGATAACTTAAAAAAAACAACATTAAATACATTTTTTGAAATATGCAAAGAATGGGGATTGAAGTCAGGTAAAGATTATATATTTAATGCTAGAAGTAACATTATAAGTTTTAATAATGGTTCAGAAGTTATGCTTAAAGATTTGTTCCACTATCCTAGTGATGCTAATTATGATAGCTTGGGTAGTTTGGAACTTACTATGGCTTTTATTGATGAATGTAACCAAGTTACACAAAAAGCTAAATCAATATTATCGTCAAGAATAAGATATAAATTAGATAAGTTTAATTTAATTCCAAAACTATTCATGAGTTGCAACCCAGCTAAGAATTGGGTTTACAATGAATTTTATTTACCTAATAAACATAATAAACTTCCTACACATAGAAAGTTCATACAAGCATTAGCAAGTGACAACATACATATTTCTAAACACTACGAAGAACAATTATTGAAGTTAGATGAAATTAGTAAGCAAAGATTATTATATGGAAATTGGGAATATGATGACAGCGAAGATAAGCTAATTAGTTATGATGCAATATTGAATATGTATGAAAATACTAATTTAGAAGGTGGTGATAAATATATTAGTTGTGATGTTGCAAGATTTGGTAAAGATAAAACAGTTATAATATATTGGAACGGCTTAAGAGCTGAAAAAATAAAAGTTTATAATACTAATACAATCACACAAGTAGCAAAAGAAATACAAGATATACAAAGAACAGAATTAGTGCCATTACGTAATATTATAGTAGATGATGATGGTGTTGGTGGTGGTGTTAAAGATATACTTAGATGTAAAGGTTTTATAAATAATGGTAAGGTTATTAATAACGAAAATTATCAAAACCTTAAAACTCAATGCTACTATAAACTTGCTGAATATATAAATGCTTCTAAAATTTATTTCAAAACTAACAATACAATCATTAAAGATGATTTAACAAAAGAGCTAGAACAAGTTAGGAGAGATAAAATAGATAAAGACACAAAATTAGCTATATTATCTAAAGAAAAAATAAAACAAATCATAGGACGATCACCAGATTATTCTGATGCTTTAATGATGAGAATGTATTATGAATTAAGAAGTATAGGTCAATATTATGTGCATTAAAAAAAGTGGCTCAAGGTGATAAATTAATACACACCAAAAGCCACCCTATTAAGAAACACAAAAAGCGAAAATACAATATTAACATTATTTATATATTATTTTGATGAATTTAATTATCAACAAAGACAAATACTACATACCAAACGAATGGAACGAGGTTACATTGGGTAACTATATGAATTTCATGAATACAGTTAAAGAAGATGTAAGCGATATAGAACAAGAGATACACTTATTAAGCACTTTAACAGGTGCTCCACAAGGTATTTTAGCAGAAGCTAGTAAAAAGACACTCAATAAATCTATAGATAGATTAAGAGAGTTGATGCAAAAAGAAAGCAGCGAAAATTTAGTATTAAAGTTCGAAATAGATGAAATAGAATATGGCTTTCATCCTAATTTGAGTGAAATGAAGTTAAAGGAATTTGTAGATCTTGATAATAAATTAGAAGATTTATGGCAAAATATAGATATGGTAATGGCTATACTATATAGACCAATTACAAAAGTAAAAAAAGATAAATATGAGATAGAAGACTATGACTATGTTACAGCTAAAAAACGAGCAGAACTTTTTAAAAAAGAGTTAAGCGTTGATTTAGTAAATGCTGCAGCTAGTTTTTTTTTGACTATCGCAGTAGACTATATGAAGATTACGCAAGCTTATTCCAAACTAAACAGAAGACAGAGGAGGCAAGCTACAAAAGTGATGAAGAAATCTTTAACGAAAAATATGGCTGGTACGGAGTGATATATAATTTAGCTAATGCAGACATATTAAAATTTGATCAGGTACTAAATTTATCAGTAAACGAATGTTTTAATTTTATGGCGTACAGCGCTGATTATAACAGAATACAAAACAAGAAAAATGCTAACAAATAACGGATTTTCAATAAAGAACATAACTCTAGCAAATCTATACGAGGTTTTTTCACGTATTGGTACTAACAATACACAAATAGAGACTACTACAATAGGTGATATTTTTGAAGTAGACCTAGTAGAGACAACATACCCACTTATGCACGTTACTACTGAAAATGCTAGCTTTGATACTAATAATCTTACATATAACTTTCAGATTATAGTAATGGACTTAGTAAAGAAAGACGAAAGCAATGAAGAACAAGTACTAAGTGATACTTTACAAGTTATAGGAGACGTCATAAGCACAATAAGAAACGCTGAGAACGGATTACCTAATTTAACAGATTTTAGAAATAATATAAGAATACAGGACAGCATATCCTGTGAGCCTTTCACTGAAAGGTTTGACAATGAGGTTACAGGTTGGACGGCTAACTTAAGTATAGAAGTGGCATTTGAATTATCAGCCTGTACTGGTGATATAGTATAATAAAATAATAAATATAAATAATAAAACATGGCAAGCACAGTATCAACCGCTACACTTACAGTACAAGTAAAGGAGCAAATAACAATAAACGGCACTACATACGACCAAGACGTTACAAAAAGTTTAACAGGCGTAGGTAATGTATCTAAAAGAATTCATACTATACCTGCAGCTAGCACTACGACTTTAGCAACTTTTGCTAGTACAGGTGACGGCGCTAACTATGACGTAGAAGATTTAAAGTACATGAGAATTACAAACTTAGACGACACAGAAAACTGTATACTTACACTAGCATTCAACGCAACGTCTGCAGCAGTAGAACTAAAAGCAGGCTGTAGTGTTACTTTATTTTCTCCTAATGGATTTGGCGCTACAAGTAAAGCAGCTATAACTACACAGGACGACATAGAGACTTTATTTGTACGCAATAATCATGGTGGCACAGCAGTAGACCTAGAAGTATTTATAGCTACAGCATAGTGAAAACAAAGCACGTAAAAAGAGTATTTGACTTATTTGGTCAGAAAGTTGTAGAAACGGCTAGAGGTATACTGAACGCTAAAGGCAAAAATGCTAGTGGCGAATTAGGTAGTAGTCTAGGCTATAGCTTACAAGTTAAAAAAGGCAAACTAGATTTACAATTTTTAGGAGCACCTTATGCTCGTATAGTAGATGAGGGTGCAAAAGGTTCTAAAAGTAGCGCAAAAGCTCCTAAAAGCAGTTTTAAGTACACAAATAAACAGCCGCCTAGTGGTGTTATTGATAAGTGGGTAGTACGCAAAGGACTTAAAGCTGCACGTAATGAAAAAGGACAATTTGTAAGCCGTAAAAGTCTAGTATATTTAATAGCTAGAAATATCAAGCTATTTGGTATAAAACCTACTAACTTTTTTACAGATGCACTTAATCAAGGATTAAAAGGATTACCTAGAGACTTTGCTAGAGCCTATGCTAGAGACGCTCAAGCATTTATAAGAACAGTAACAACAGAAATGTAAAAATATGCCAGTAAAATTAATATCAAATTTAACAGGAGACAGAGCAAGGCTAATACCTGCTTATAGTGACGTAGTAGTATATGCAGAAGATATACCTCAGAATATACTAGATAATAACTTTAATATTAAGTATATATGTAGAGTATTTATTAATGATCAATTAGTAGTAGAATTAAAAGCACCACCAAATAGTCGTATAAATAATAAAGCGCTATTTAGAATACAAGACGTGCTACAAGATTTTACAAATACTGATATAAGCGGCTACTACCCAGATGACGCAGAAAATGCTAGTACTTCTGCAGGTGGCACTTTTGCTACTAATGCTCATTCTATACATCAGATAGACAATTTTGCACGTAATAAAGAAAATTTAAATAATTGTTTTTGTTTAGGTGGCTTTGAAAGCAGCACAACGGTAAACGGCGCTATTGTTCAGAGTATCAGTATATTTACAGATGTAGTATTTAAATTTTGGAATGGTGTTATACAACTTAAAGAGGGTTTCAACTCTTATGATTTTAGCAACTATTTTTTAACGGCTAATACTAAGAATTTTTTAAGCCTTTTTCCTAATAACTTCGGTACAACAGGGCAAAAAATACAGCTAGCACAATATCATACCTTAGCTTTTTTTCATGGTAAAATACTAGGCGTAGATGACGCACTAAATATAGACGTAGCTAAAATACAAATTAGAACATTTAACTCTAGTGACGTGCAGGTAGCACTTCAAGAGGTAGATAACACTAATGCAAACGGCGGCTCTACTGATAGTTCTACTTCAGACGGTAGAGGCTTACTATATTTTGGTTGCGGTACTTCACAACTAGTACAGCATGGTTTAGACCTATCAACGGTAGCCTATTACACAGTGACGGCTGTAGGAGGCGGTGTATCTATAAGCCAGTCTTACAGATTTGATATAGTAGGTGCAGACTGTAAAGGATTTGAAACAATACGATTAGCCTTTATGAATAGCTTAGGCACGTATGACTATTTTAACTTCACTAAGAAGTCTACTCGTACTACAGAGCTAGTAAAAAGCCCTATAAAAACTAACTACGGCACAGAGCTAGTATTTTCAGCTACAGATCAACTTATAGATAACTTTGACTTACCTATATACACACAGGGCACACAGAGCGGCGGTACTAGAAACTATAACACTAATGCTATAGAAACAATAGAAGCAAATACAGACTTTATAAGTCAAGAGGAAGCGGCTATATTAAAAGACTTATTTAAAAGCCCTAGCGTATTTATGCAAGAGGGTACTACGTTTGTGCCTGTAGTTATTAATGAAACAGAATACATGCTACAAACTACGGTAAATGACAAGGTTATCCAATACATTATACAAATAGAAAAAGGGCATAACACAAGAGTACAGAGACTATGATAAGATTAGTAGTATTAGACCAAACAAACAATAGAGAGCACGAGCTTGATACCTACGGTAATGAAAATGTAAACGTAACTTTACAGATAGATGATGTACGTAATATAGAAAGCAAAAATGCTAGTTTTAGTAAAGAGTTTAACCTACCTGCTACTAAGAATAACAATAAATTTTTCGAGCACTTTTATAATGTTAATAGACACGCTACTAACTACAATGTATACAAAAATTTAAAAGCCTTTTTATATGTAGATAATATACTAGTATTAGAGGGTTTAATGAGACTAGTAAATAGTTCTGATAAAAGTACAGAGATAAGCTATACTGTAGTATTATTTAATGACGTTGCAGGTATTATAGAGACTTTAGGAGATGACACTATAGAACATCTAAATTTTAATGATATTAATCACGAATTTACTAAAGATAATATAATAGCGTCATGGAATGATGGCGTAACTTTAGCTAGTGGCGGTACTACTAAAGCTGTATACTACCCACTAGTAAACACAGGTAATATATACGGCGTTATAGCGTTTGTACAGCAAAACTTAGTAGGCTTATCTATCGATAGTTATAAGAATTTTCTTTTTAACTTACAGCTAAAATATATAATAGATAAGATATTTGAGCATAGCGGCTTTACATACGATAGTAACTTTTTTAATAGTGATGATTTTAAAAATATATATTTTGACGTTGGAGCACAACAAGTAGAAACTGTTGGAACAGATAACACACTATTTACAATAGTTGCAGATACGGCACAAGGTGCGCAAAGCATCAATTTACCGCCTGCTTTTGATGCTATGCAGATTAACACAACTTTTGAAAATGCTAGTATAATAAACTACCTTAATGAAAGTGGTGATACTGATAACTTATTCAATCAAGCTACCAGTACATTTACGGCAGCTGTAGACTGTACGTTAGATATAGAGTTTAATGTTAAAGCTAGGACGTCTGCAGGCGAAGGTGTACTAGAGATATATGCAAATGATACTATGATAGGTTATACATGGTGCGGCGCTCTTTTAAATTCAAACTACACATGTACTAGTACTATGTTTTTATCTGCAGGTGATACTGTACAATTTAAACTAGTAGCAAATGGTAACGATAATATATTTGTGTTTAATTTAGGACCTGTACCTAATGCTATAGGATTATATAGACCTATATTAACTCTAAATGTATTAGACAGTTCTAGTAGTAGTTTTATACATGCTAAAAGAGGTAAAATAAAGCTAGCAGATATATTAAAAGATGTTTTTAAGGCGTTTAATCTAAGTATAGAGAGCGTAGGTAATAATGTGCTTAAATTAGAGCCTTATAGCGACTACGTAACAAATAATACCTTAGACTGGACACGTAAAGTTAATATTAACGAAATGGTATTAGAGCCTTTAGAAATACCTAAGAAGTTAGTATTTACACATGCTAAAGACACAAATGACCACTACCATAAAACCTATAAAGATAATCAGTTAACAGATTATGGCACACAGATTATTGAGTTAGACGTTGATAGTAGTGAAATTCAAGAAATAGCTTTAAATGTTTTTTCTGCACCTTTTATAAAAAATGTAGATAATACAGAGGTAAATTTACAGCATGTAGCAAAATTAGAAGATGAGGAGCTAAAACCTTTTGACAATAAGCCAAGATTAATATATAAAAACCCACAGGGATTTCCTGCGCCACAGGTTGCGGTAGACCAAAATGAAACTGAATTATTCAATGCAGAAACTACTATAAATAGCGGCACACATTATGTAGGTTCTGATGACGCTAACGCACCACTACCACAAATAACTAGTAGCAGTAACTCTTTATTATTTGGTAATGTAAATATAGTGAATACGCCTACTATAGGGGCACAGCCTAATAACACACTGTTTAATAAATACTGGTTTACTTATATAAATGAGAAGTTTAACGTTACTAACGGATTACTAGTAAAAGTACAGATAAACTTGACGGCTACAGATATTTTTGCTTTTAGATTTAGTAGTGCAGTACGTATACAAGACCAACTATACAGAGTAAATAAAATAGAATATAATACAGATAAAAATAGCCAAGCTACAGTAGAACTTTTAAGAATATGAGAAAGATAAGCAGCATAAATAAGCAAGGTAAGGTATTGTTTGAAGACGACAAAGGTACAAGTACTACTACAGGAACTAAACAGGAATGTTTAGAGTATGGCTTCAAGTTTAGAGGTAATGAATGTTTTTGCTATGATAAAACAGCTAAAGTAGACTATGACGGTAAGGTAAGTAAAGGAAATATCGCGCAGCCTTTCGGTAGTTTTGTAACAGGTATAGGTAATAAAATTACTGGTGGATTTAATAACATAGCTATAGGATTTCAAAATTTGATTAGTAGAAATGCTAGCGGCAGCATAGCAATAGGCACAAATGCCTACACTGAAAGGTACGGAGAGCTAGCATATAGCAGTTGTAATACATCTAATAAGGCTAAATATAGTACACTTATGTATACAGGTACTACTACAAATAACACAGCTACAGAGTTATTTTTAGGCGGTAATCAAAGCGCAAGATATTTTGTAAATGAAAGTAATGAGAGCGCTATGTACATAGAAGCTAGATGCGTTTGTTTAGACGTTGTCAATAATGACGCAGTACTAAGGTCTAAAATATTATTATATAAATATGCAGGTAGTACACTCACTGAAATATTTGACACTGACTATGTAAATAGCGGTGATAGTAGCCTTAGCGCAGTAGCTTTAGCTTTTGCACCAATAGCTAGTACACCAGATTATATAGAAGTAAAAGTAACAGGATTATCAAGCACTAGGCTAGAATGGAATATAGTACTAACAGTAACAGAAGTAAAAAATGCGTAAAAGTCAAATAGTAGGAAGTTTTAAATTAAAAGGTGATATGTTAGCCGTAGCTTACGGCGCTTTTAAAGACGTATTACCTGCTATAACAAGATACAAAACTAAAACAAGTAATAACGAAGTAATACTAGGCAAATGGGCAGGGAAAAAGTAATAATAGACGTAGAAGCAAACACAGGCAAAGCAGATAAAGGCTTAGAGAAAGTAAAGACTACTACAAAAGAAGTTAAAAATGAAGCCAAAGACGCAGCGGCTGAATTTTCAGTAATGGGCGTTAGCATAAGTAGTTTACGAGGTACTTTTACTAAAGTCAAAGGCGTAGCTAAGGGTATGTTTAGCTCTATAAAGATGGGTATAGCTAGCACAGGCATAGGTGTCTTAGTTTTAGCTGTAGGTGCTTTAATTTCACATTTTGTAAACACTAAAAAAGGCGCAGAACAGCTAGAAGTAGCTTTTGCAGCTGTAGGTTCTGCAGTAAGTGTTATAACAGACAGAGTATCTAAATTTGGCGGAGCTATAGTTAAATTTTTTAAAGGTGATGCTGCAGGCGCTCTTAAAGATGTAAAAGACAGTTTCAAAGGTATAGGCGATGAAATAAGAGAAGATGTTAAACTAGCACAAGAGCTTACTAAAACAAATCAAAAATTAGCAGACGCACAACGTAATCTAAATGTAGAGGTAGCTAAACAGAGAGCTGAAGTAGAAGCGTTAAAATTTGTAGCAGAAGATACTAGTAAAGCTACACAAGATAGACTAGACGCAGCACAAAAAGCATTTAATATAGAAAATGACTTAATGCAAAAACAGATAGCTATAGCAGAGGAGCTATTTGAAAACAAGCGTAAAGAAGTTGAAATGAGCGAAAGCACAGCCGAAGACTTAGACGAGTTAGCAGAGTTAGAAATAAGACTTGCTGACGTTAGAGGTGAAAGTTTAGGTAAACAAATAGGTTTGAATAATCTACTAAACACTATTAAGAACGAACAAAAAGCTAAAGAACAAGAGCAAAGAGAAACAGAAGCAGAAGCAGAAGCGCAAAGACTAGCAGAAATAGAAGAAAACGCAGCAAAAGAGCTGGCAATAAAAACGAAATTAGACGAAGATAAAAAAGCCGCAGATATAGCAGCCGCAGAAGCAAAAAAGCTTTTAGACGAACAGACTAGGTTAGAAGATGAAGCGCTAGCTGCACAAAAAGAACAAATACTTATGAACGGCTTAGGAACCTTGAAAAATGTATTAGGTCAAGAAAGTCAAGCAGGTAAGGCTATAGCAGTAGCAGAAGCTACTATAAACACATTCAAAGGAGTTAGTGCTGCTATTGGTAGTGCACCGCCACCGTTTAACTTAATAGCTGCAGCGACAACTTTAGCAGCAGGTTTCAAAAATATTAAAGAAATAACTAGCGTACCTAAGCCACAATTTGCTAGTGGTGGTATAGTTGGCGGCTTCGGAACAGGCACAAGTGATAGCACAACGGCTAGACTATCTAAAGGTGAGAGTGTAATAAATTCACGTAGCACTAGAATGTTTAAGCCTTTACTTAGTGCTATAAATGAAGCAGGTGGCGGTAGAGCCTTTGCTACTGGTGACGGTACAGGCGGCGCTACGGCAGGTGTAGTTAAAGCGTTTGTAGTAGCAGACGATATGACTAAGCAACAAGACAAAATGAGTAAAATAAGAAGAAAAGCAACAATTTAAAATATAAAGATATGCCATGTAAAAAATGTGATAACGGTAAATATAGATTTGGTAATGGTAACTGTAGTTATGATACTTTAGCCGAATGTAAACGAGCTAATCAAAGCTACGATATAGTTGAGTTAGTAATAGATGACGATAACGAAGCGCTAGCTATAGATGCTATAAGTTTAGTGACTGAGCCTGCTATAGAGCAGGATTTTGTGTACTTTAATAAAGAAAATAATCTAACACTAGCAGCTATAGACGAAGAAAAAAGGCTACTAGTAAGCCCTGCACTAATACCATATAAGCAGATTTACAGATATGATGCTAAAACTGATAAAGACTACTATGTGTACTTTACAGAAAACACAGTAAGAAAAGCTGCAGAAGCTTACATGAAACACCAAAACACAAATAACGCTACTGTACAGCATGATGAGAAAGTAACAGGAGTACACACTATAGAAAGTTGGATAGTAGAAAACTCAGACAATGATAAAAGCAATTTATACGGCTACAACTTACCAAAGGGCACATGGTTTGTCACTATGAGAGTATTAAATGATGACGTATGGAATAGAATAAAGGATGGCGAACTCAAAGGCTTAAGTATAGAGGGATATTTTGTAGATAAAATGCAGACACTAGCTAAACAAAAACTAGCAGAACCTATAGGTGAAGTTAATGGATTGCCATTATATGAAAAACAAGAAGATGCTTTAGCAGCTGCTAAAGACTTAGGATGTGAGGGAACACATGAACATAATTTAGACGGCAAGACTTACTATATGCCATGTAGTAATCATGAAATAGTTGAAACACTTATGGAGCTAATAGAAGATATAGAAGCTAATGAAGTATGTACTAATTTAGCAAGCTATAATAACTACCCTAAAGGAGCTAGCGCTAATGCAGAACGTGCTATAATAGAAAACGAAGAAAGAGGTAATAAATGCGCTACACAAACAGGCAAAGTAAGAGCACAGCAGTTATCAGCTAGAAAAAATATCAGCTCAAGAACGGTTTCAAGGGTTTATAGCTATTTAAAACGAGCTAAAACTTATGACACTGGAAATTATGACGATTGTGGTACTATAAGTTATAATTTATGGGGTGGTGATGTTTTGATGAGGTGGGCAGAAAAAATTTTAAAAGCTGAAAACGAAACAAAATAACTTTTTATATATATTATTAAGAATAATAATTATAATCGCTTAAAACGTATTAAAATGGACTTGAAACAACGTATAAAAGTTGCGCTCGGATTAAATGAGGAGACAACAGAAACAAAAGAAGTGCAACTAATGTTTGAAGACAAACTAGTAGATGGCACTATAGTAGTATCTGAAGCTGACGAGTTAGCAGCAGGTGCAGTTATTAATATTTTATCAGAAGATGGTGTACAAACACCATTACCAGAGGGTACATATTCACTTGAAAGTGGTGTATCTTTTTCAGTAGATGCTGATGGTGTAGTATTAGAAGTAAATGAAGCAGAAGCAGAAGAAGAAGTAGAAGCAGAAGAAAAAGAAGAAGATACTTACATGGAAGCACACGCTGAGTTATTTGCTGAAGTTGGTACTGTAGTAAAAGAATTACTAGAAGAAGTAGGTAAAGATATAGGTAGAATATCTGCAGAATTAGACGAAATTAGAGGAGAAAACTTAGCTAAAGACGAAAACATAGCAGAACTACAAAACGAAAATACTGAATTATCGGCACAAGTTAAAGAGCTAGGCAAAAGTCCTGCAGAAGAGCCTGTATCAGTATCTAAATTTGAAAAGACGGTCAAATTATCTACACAAGATTACGATAAAATGAGCGCACAAGAAAAATATTTATATAATTTTAACAATAAAAAATAATAAAAAATGGCTTTAACTATAACAGGTTCATCGTATGCAGGTGAACACGCAGGTTTATATATATCTGCAGCATTAAAACAAGCGGCTTCTTTACAGTATATGACTGTTAGAGAAAACGTAAACTACAAAGAAGTAGTGAACCAAGTAGCAGGCGCTAACTTAGTAAAAGATAGAAGCTGCGACTTTACAGAAAACGGAGCAACTTTAACTCTAACAGAAAGAGTTTTACATGTTGAGCCTTTCCAAGTGAATATAGACGTATGTAAGAAAACTATGTTAGCTGACTGGTCTTATAATCAAATGGACGATTTTACAGCATACGCTGTTTCTTACTTATCGTCATCTATTGCTGACAGTGTAGAAAATTCTATATGGCAAGGTAGCACTGCTACTAGTGGTGAATTTGACGGTATCGCTACAGCAGGTATGACAGCTTCTGCTGCTTCTGCTGCATATACTGCGGCTAACATTATAGCTAACTTAGGTACTTTAGCAGCTGACATTCCTACAAGTGTATACATGAAAGACGATTTGTACATTTACATGAATAAGAAGACTTACCGTTTTTATATCAACGCTATTTCTGCACTTTCTGCATTTCCTTTTAACAATATGGGGCAATATGAGCCAGTATTTGAAGGTATTAAAATTGCAGTTTGTCCAGGTATTGCAGATAACAGAATGTATGCAGGCCAGAAATCTAACATCTTTTTTGGTACTTCATTAAGTTCTGACCTTACAGAGGTAAGAATTTTAGACATGGCTGACCTAGACGGTTCTGATAACATCAGAATGGTAGCTAAATGGACGGCTGGTGTACAAACTGGTGTATTAGCTGACTTTACTTTACAATCATAATATTAACGGCTAAGGTAGGGGCGTAAGCCCTTACCAATAGGCCACCAAAAACTTTTTAACATGGCATGCGAATTAACTAAAGGACGTAGTCTAGACTGTAAAAGTCAAGCAGGTGGTATTTCTGCTGTTTACTTTGTACAACAAGAAGATATAATACTAACAAACCCAGAGAGCGGTGCTATTTCAGATATTGAATTTGCTGCAGGTGCGTCTAGTACATTATACAAATATAATTTACCTAGAGGTACAGGCTCTTTTACAGAGACTATTACAGGTAGCTCGGAAAATGGCACATTTTTCTATGAGCCTAGTATAAATATTATGTTACACGCTTTAAGCGCGGCTGACCAAAACGAAATCAAACTACTAGCACA